TACTTCAGGTAATTCTTCATCTACTACAGTTTTAATATCTTTAAGTTCTTCGTTTAAAGTATCAATCTCTTGGTGAATTGAAATGATACGCTCTAGTAGTTGCTTTACTTTAGTTAAATTCATTTGTGTTACTCCTTAATTAATTTAAATAGTGGAGAGCATATTGCTACACCCTCCGTTTGTTACATCAGATTAGAACGGAATTTGATTCTCGTCATCTTCTTCAGGTACAGTTGTTGGTTTTGGTTGTGTAGGTTGTTTCACTACAGATTGTTCTTGTGATTCACCATTGTTCAAAGCTTCATACGCTTCAATTGCTTTCTGCATCTTACTACCTTGATAGTTGTTAGCTTGTTTAATCTTCTTAATGATACTACCACGAATACCAGCAGCTTTAAGAGATTCAACACTCACATCATCAAAAGAAATACCCACAGGATTAACCAAAGAGTAATCAATCATTTTAGCTAAAGCAGAAGGTACAGAAGAAATCCCTTTCACATTAACATAAACCTTATCACCATCTTCTGTCTTAACAACATCAACCATTAACGACTTACCTAAGATCAATCCAATATTGTTTAGATCATTCTTAACTGTACCATCTGTAATAGTGTTTTGACGTGTAACCTTAGCCAATTCAGTAAGCATCGAGTTAGGAGCAAATGTCCATACTCCACCTTGTTTTTGAGGTGGTACAACAGCTAACCCTAAACCTCGAATTTCTCCTTTCCAAGTTTTGTTAAGTAAAGCTCGATAAGGTTTTTGACCAATCTCGCTACCATAATCAATTACGTTACCAACAAGGTCAGCGAATACGGCAACTTCTTGACGATCTTTAGGTTGACGTACTTGAGCATTTACAATGAATTTATCTCCTTGCTCTACAATCTTAACTTTTTCAAAATCAGATTTCTTCAACATTGTTTCTACTTGTGCTACTAGAGCTTCAGCTTCTTCTCGTGTATCAAACTCGGTTGATTTCTCAATATTAGCGGATAGTGGAGGAGTATGAATACCTAAGTCTACAATTTGAGAAATAACAGCAGTGTGGTTATCTGTTTCAACTTGTTCATTAATTGCATTCCAATTAACTTGTGGAGCGTTGCTTGAGTGTTGTGTTGTGCTACCTTGTGGTTTTAGATTAAAACTCATAATTTAATTTCCTTTGTTTGGTTGATTTAATATAATCAAATGTTCTTGATTATGAGGTGTATTGTATATCATCATTTAAACATACGCAACACCTTTTTCAAAATAATTTAAATATTTTTACTAATATATTCACACATCCCTAAAACAAGCTCTGTGTAATCTGGTGTATCATACTCCCAACGTGTACCAACATAAAAACCCTCACACCATTGCTCATATAACCTTTGTGCTCTGTTTACCTGATCAGGGCGACAGTTTAGTCTATCCCCATTTTTAATCAATTGTTCAGCGTACAACATTGTAAATATTACTGCATCATTCATTTCATACTCTCCTTATTTATTTGACATTCGTTGTAAAGTGTCTTTATGACGTTCTTTAACACTGTTCCAAGCTTGTTGTAGAACTTCGTTTGTGTACTGCAAGTTTTCATCATTATGCTGTGAGAACATATCCTCAACATCGACATCCCGAATCCAAACTAACCTTGTTGTCTCTGCTGTTTGTTTTGGGCTGTGTTGTATACCTCCAAGATGATGTTTTAATACTAATTGCATATCTGATGCAATCTTAATATTCTCCATTGTTTTAGGGACATCGACAACTTCTGCATCTAACCCATCGTACTGAGAGCAGATATAATTACTCAAAGCTTTGATGATGGTGCTTAGGTGATTCTTTTCAACTGTTAATTCATAAAATTGATCTTGCATTTTGTTACTCCTTTAGTGACATCCAAACCAGTTCTTGTGTACGACCCATTCGTATCCAAGAGGTACTTTTAGTTTAACTTCTTCTACAGCCATGTCAATAGCTTTAGTGATTGCTTTTGATACAGGGTTTGGTAAAGCTATAACAAGTGTACCATTCTTACCCTCTACTGCGCTACCTAACTGCTCGCCATCCCATGTTGATTCAAACTCTTTCAATTCATCTTCAGTTTTAAAGATTTTATATTGAATAAGTTTAGGGTTTACTGCTAATTGACATTCATCGTGGTACTCAATCATACCACACATATCAATCGTTTTTTCCTTAAACGGGTTGCACTTATACCCTTGTTCCTCTAACAACTGATAGATAAATATAGTAGCATACTTAGCACAAATAACACCTCCTGATTGAAATAAAGCATTTAGGAGCGAGTGCTTAGATCGAGTAACAATCTTACGTCCATCAACACCAATTACAAATGATTTACCACGAGCTTCCCATGAACTTCCTACAGCGTCACGCAAGTTCTTCAACGGCTCTACAGCATCCCAATAAGCATCAAACAACGCCTTAGCCTGTTCATCTGTCAAACCTAGCATCTTCTTCAACTTCTGATAAGCAGCACCATACATTAATGCATACGATACAGATTTAGCTTGGTCACGAGGAATACCTAACTTCTTAGCATTTAAGCTGTGAATGTCATTAGGCTTACTTGCAAGGAGTTGTTCAGCTAAATCATCTCCATTAAAAGGTAAGATATAATGCCCTTGTATACGAGCCTCTAAAGATGAAAAGTCAAACCCAAGTTGTACCATACCTTCACCACAACCGAACAAACTTCGCATTTCTTTACCATAAATAGAAGATGCTCGTGCAATATTACACACACCAATATGGCGGTAACGGTTTGTAGACGCTCCAATCTCGATAGCAGGGGTTGCCACACGACCATCAATATCACGGTACATGGATAAGAAACCAGTGTTAGGAGCTTCTTCATCGAAGTCCATATCGTCAATATCACCACCAGCAATACTACTTTTACGATGTCGGTAAGTTAAGTACAATGAAAAGTCATTAGCAAATGCAACCTTATCTCCAAGAGCGACTAAGTTCGGACAAAGTTCTTTCTCTACCCCTACACGTACAGCAGGGGATGTAGGAATACGAACAGGTTTGTTATCCGCTAACTTCTTTAACAACTTAGCCCGTATAGATGCTTTATTGTAACCCATATCCAACTCAAGTAGACGAGCTTCTTTATACTTACCCTCATCAAATGTTTGGTTTAACCAAGTGTCCGTAGCAGCAACTCGTTTCTCATAAGAAATTGATTGCTTCTTAGAGTCTTTAGTTAAATCCCTTACCTTAAACTCTGTAGGTTTCCACCCTAAGTTGATCAAGTGCATCTTAACATGATCTAGGTCATCAATGGACGCTGTCTCGTGGGTTTCAATTGGCTCTTCAAAAGGCATCTTACGGGCATAACCGTTGTAGATAAACAAATCGTCATCAATTTCAGCACCATGTTTTGCAGCAAAGTTTTTCATGTGTGCAGTAGGTGTGCCATCTTGCTTCAGTTGGTTTTTAGGTGGAGTGTAAGCTTTCAACGTACCTTTGTTCATTGGCTTAGGCGGTAAGATTGGATTAACCTTATCGGCTAATGATTGCATCTTTTCTTGTAAATTTTCAAGACATGCAATAGCAGCTTCTTTATCAAACCAAAAACCATAAGATTCTCGTCTAATAGCTAAGTCAGCTAACTTGTTTTCAAGTTTTTCAGGTTTAGCCCATTTAGGGTAAGAGGTAAACTCTTGCTCTAACTCTAAATAAACAAGCTTCGTTACTAAAGTATCTTGTTGACAGTAACTAAGCATAATATCTGAATACTGTCTGAACTCCTCGCCTTTTGGTGTATTACTTGGGATTAATCCTGCATCAATAGATTGTTGGCGGAAGTCATCTTTAAAACTACCTAAACGTTTACCCCAAGCTTCAAGTGAGTGACCACCATAACGGTCAGGGTTAAACAGACGAGAACGAATTAATGTGTCTGTAATCTTAACTTCCTTACCAAACAACTTATCAGGTTTGCCAAGATAACCGACTTCATAGTCCAACACACCGAATAAATCCAAAGCAATAAAGTCGAACTTAATGCCATTGTGTGCAATAACTTCTGTACAACCTTCAAACGCTTTCTGTACTTGATCTTTAGTGATCGTGCTTCCTGTTGGACTGAATAACGATACTGTTTCATCCGTATCTACGTCACGGACAACGACACACCATAAACGAGCTTCATTGTTCATCTTGTATGGCAATGTTGAAAAATCTAGCATGTTTGCTAGTAAATTATTTGCTTCAATGTCTACTACTAATCTTTTCACTTTTACTCCTTATAAAACGCAAAAGAACAGATGAAGCAATAATACCTCATCTGTTCTAGTGTTGTCTATACGTGTTTACACATTAGTCAGTTATTTCTACCTCATACTTCATTAAAGCTTCATAAACTCTTGGGTCAATTTGATCTTTCCATTTGTTAGCTACCTCTTTGATGTAAGCTTCTTTTGCTTCTTTGTAAGCTAAGAACGCACCTTCAGGTGTGCTAGAGTACCCAAACTTTCTACGATCTTTCCCTACATTTAATTGGGCGAAAAAGTTACCCCCTCTCTTGTCAACAGTTACTCCGATAGGATACGCACCTCTGTGGTTTTGTCTCTTAGTTAAAAGATTGTTAATCTCTCTTGGAACTAGCACACAAGTATCTTCACTGTACACCTTATTGTCTTTTACTAAAATATCTTTATCTAAAAACCAATCATTATCTGCACCGATCTGACTAACATACCAATTTTGAAAATAAGTGTAATCTGTAAAATTGTCAGATACAGTACATCCTACATAAGTCGGGCACTTCAACTTATGATCATCAGCGTAACATCTTTGAAGCATGTTGCGCCAAGCATGGTATTCCTTTCTAATCTTACCGTTTAACTTTACAGGGGCATCGCCTACAAAACCAACCCCACACACTGTTGGAGCATACCGATCTTTAACCCCTCCTGATTTAATATCACTAATACGAGCAATTGTGTGGTTTCCAGTGTTTAAAAATTTAACTAGAACATCATTCCATTTTCGGTAATCAACAATGATCAAATCACCGTAATTCTTTGTTGGATATACTTTACCATCTTGAATTTTCTTGTTTATTTCATGTCGCCCGTTACTTCCCACGTTTCACCTCCTTTAAAAATTAGTTTTTTGGTTTAGTAAAAAAGTTTCTAGGTTATATTGTTTACGAGTTAACGGGTCATAATATAACTTACAAACATCACTACCTGTTAAACCTCCACGACACTTAGGCATGTCTACATAAGTTGTATTCTTAATAATTGGGTCACTTGCCATTTTATTACGATTTAACACAATGTTAATATCAGCAGATTGTGGGATAGTCCCGCTACCCAAGATGTCATACTCCGAAACACGTTTAAACTTAGTATCATCTTTCACCTCATCTTGCTTTTTGCTACCCATTTCAGGTGACGCTGCGTTTTTGGTAGTGTGCAGTACGTTCACAAATATAGCACCTTCTTTCTTCATTTGTTTCTGCCAAAGCATGTGCTCTTCTTGCTTATCCAAAGGTAAAGATCGAATTACGTCCGTCAATACATCAAGTACAAAAAGCCGAGAACCTAGACTCTTCATAGCTTTTTCCAACTGCTTTTCAAGTTCTTTAATATCCCCTGTGCGAGAATCAATGATGTGAAAACGAGGTTGTCCGTACTCGTCAACTAGCATATCTTCACACATAGTCTTAACGTCTTCTCGATCTAAGTAAGCTAAAGCGTCTCTCCCGTCCTCAAACCAAGTCAAGTTCTGCTCAATGTGGTATGAATATAAATCTAAGATTAACTCAGAAGCGGTACGCTCAATTGTCAAAACTGTAGGTACTAGAGGACTATGGTAAATCCAATGGTGTAAAAGGGTATCTGAGAAAAACGACTTACCGATAGATGTTAAACCGATAATGTTTACTATCGCCCCACTTGATTTGATACCTCCTCTCATAGCTGTTTGTAGTTCGTGCATTTGTGGTGGAAGTGTAATCTTCTCAGCCAATAAGTGTTCACGAACCCCTTGCGCGGCATCTACAGATGTCATTATTCCAGTTGAAATTAAAGGTTTTGCGCTATAAAAATCACTGATAAATTGTTTCTGTTTTCCTGTTTGTAGCATCTCAGAGCAGTCTTTAAGTGAAGTTACCATGACCTTTACTTTGTTCTCTGGCAGAACTTTAATAGCTTCTTGCACAGCTTTACGCCCAGCTTCGTCATTGTCCATACAAAGAATAACTTCTTCGAAACTATCAATGAAATCATAACTATTCGCACAAACTTTAGATAAGGTTGCTTCACCACAATGAATACCAACAACAGCAATGCGGTCATAATCTTCTTGTTTACGTTGAATTTGATAATCACGTAGCATTTGAGCAGCAGCTAATTTGTCTTCTTCACCACCAACAATCAGTAACCACTTTCCTCCTGAAGTAAACTTATGACTTCCTATACCAATGTTGTGACGACCAAACGCTTTAGGTAAATCTCGTGACTTGTAACCACGTAAAGAATTTAGCTCACCTTTGAACGTTGACTTAGTTTCAGGATAATACGTTCGTATAATTTCACCACTAGAATCACGCTCGAATAAATGACCGTAGAAGTGCGCTGTTTCAGGTTTAATTGAACGATATAGACTACCATCCTTCATAGTCGTATCGTGGTTAGAACGAGCAATAAGAGCTTTGTACTCATCTTTTGTAATAGCTGTACGGGTAACAGGTTTTACTTTAGGAACAACGAACCCTTCTTCAAGAACTCCTTGCTCTTTCAGCATAGCTTCAGTCATATACTTATTCTCACAGCTAGGTGTAAAACAACTAGCATCAAGGTACTCTTCACCCTGCTCGTTATGCTTAACATAGACAACTAAATTATCCTGTGAACCACAGCTCTCACACGGGAACTTCCCAAGAACAGTACCCTGTACCAATTCTTTAACTTCTTTCGTATCTTTCATTTCTTTACTCACAATATTCTCCTAATTAAATCGTGTCACGCTCTTTCAAAGCTTCCAAAGCTAATTGTAAGTTTAGAATTTGATCTTTTAATCGATCTTCTAAATTGTCTACAGCGCAATGTTCTTCTAACTTTTCTTCCAAAGGACACCAGTCGTAATAAATCTCGTTTGTATAAATATCGCAAAATTCTGATTGTGTAAATTTTATGAAGTTACCAAAATCAGTTAATACTTCGTACTCCCTACGCTCAGGTTGAGAGTATTGAAAGATACCTGTTACAACACCGAAACCAACCATCAACCCTTGTTTAGGTGCTACTCGACTACCAATAACAACTTTATCCAAATACATTTTGTTCTCCTTAGAACTTCTTTGCTCAATGTGAGCATCTTCGATACGAGCATCCTACACCCAACACCTCAATTCTGTCAACACCAATGTTGGATTAATTTACACAGGTTAATTACTAATCAAATAGTAAAACTAAATTCATTTGTAAAACATCATCTTAACAAATCTCTTACTTCTGAAGGGGGTTGACAAGATAAAAGGTCAGCCCTATACTGAACTGAGGGGAAGGGGAGGAAGTTAGTTATTTAAAACAAATAATATTACTATATTGAATACATGAGCTATGTATGATCATATGATATATAATTAATTAAATATATTTATACTAATTATATAACTTATAGTATACCTAAAGTATTACATTTAGTTTACTATTAAGTATTAACTATACATACTGTATTAGATATATAACTATAATTAATATAAGATATGTATATACATTATTTTGTGTTATCAATTATAAATATATTAAAATATATGTTGTTTTATCATCATAGGTGTTGACATCATATTTGTGTTTGTGTAATATCTAAATAATCAAATAAGGAGATGTGTTATGATTTTTGAAGACTTACATAAAATGATGTTAAATGTAAACAAAGATAGTTTAGATAAATCCATTGCTGACTGTCATGTTAAAGATGTGTTTTCTTTGGTTGTTGGCGGTACAGAGCATGGTAATCTTACTCGTGTGTTCATTGCAACAAAGAAGATTAGACCGTTTGATATTCAATTTCACTCACACCGTTATGGTTTAAGAATAGGGGTTATTAACGGTGTGTTTGAACACCATGTGGCTATTAAAGCCAAAGGTAAATCCAACACTAATCGCGTCGGTTTAATTGAGTATGACTACAAATCACCTTTGAATGGTGGAAACGGGTTAACTAAGATTGGTCAAGGTGTTTACGACCTTACTTCTTATAAAGTTCCTGTTGGTGGAGAGATGTATTTACCACACGATTTAGTTCACTCTGTTTCGTGTTCCAAAGGTTCTATGTGGGTTGTGCAAGAGTTAGGTTTTAGAGATGATTCTAGTGTTGTGTTAGGAACAGATTTCTCAACAGTAGGTTTGTACAATGCACCAAAACAGTTTCAAGTGAACAATATGTACGAACAAGTGCTTGAGAAATTGAAGAAGTTAGTTTAAGGTAGATTGATATGAACAGCATATACCAAGAGACTATCAACAAACTTAAAAATGAATTAGATTATCATCCATTACTAGAAGAAGCTTGCAAGCTTCTTGTTTTAAAACATAACCCTTGTCCAAGTCAATGTAATTTAGAATATTACTACTTTAATGGAACTAACAAACTTAAGAAGGTTTATATAAAAATTGATGATATTATTCATGCAATTGTTTTCTGTGGTAACATTGTGATGAATGATGATCCAAATGTGTTAGTACATACAAAACCGTATATAATTTATTTAGGAGATTGAGATGGGTTTATGGGCTAGAGCGATAATTGTGTGTAGTAAACCTAAAAAGATTAATTTAAAAAGCGTTGTCAGTGAAAGTTTAAAGAGTAATTTTGGAAAATTAGATGAAACTTGCATTTCTTCAAGATATTCAAAAGAGAAAGGGGTTGTTGTTGATATAAGTACCACACATGTTGGTGAGATATTTAACCAAATCATAGAGCAGATGATTAACGATCTTAAAAAAGAAGACGTTGGTTATTTTTATGTAGAGGTGGAAAGCAACTATTATATTTAGGTTGTGCTTAATTTGACAACCTTGTTGCATTAGGTTAACATACACATAAGGAGAAGCTAAATGCTTCTCCTTTTTTATTAACATGAATACAGGAATTAATTTTGACATATATTAAACAAATACATAAACACTTAACAACCGCTATCAAATGTGCTGTTATTGCTCTCTCATTGTCACTTGTAGCGACTTTACAGGCTAAGGGCATAAATGATAGCTCTCAAACACAAACACTCTCTAAACGTCAAATAGAGTGCTTATCAAAAGCAGCTTACTTTGAGAGTAAAGGAGAAAGTGATAAAGGAATGTTAGCGGTCATACACACAACACTGAATAGGGTTAAAGACAACAGATTCCCCAAGACAGTTTGTGGTGTAGTGTATCAAAAATCTCAATATTCTTGGACGAAGTACAATCCTAAAGTAAAAGAACAAGAGCAGTACGCAAGAGCTGAGAGATTAGCTAAAGAAGTTGTTGCTGGTAAACACAAAGATAACACTCAAGGTGCTTTGTATTTTAACTCATTACACCGAAAACCAAGTGGAACAGTGTGTACTGTAAGGATCGGAGGGCATAGTTTCTACAAACCTGTTAAATAGTTTAAATAAAATGTAATTTCATCTAATTAAAACCTTTACAATTTAAATCAGTTTATATATGATTGTTTTATCGAAATGATTGTGAAGGTTTTATAAGGAAAGAGTTATGAATGACTTAACATTGCAACAAATGGAAAAACTTGGTCTATCTAAGTGGATGAATGAAAAAGAGCGAGAGAAGGTTATTGAAAAAGCTCTTGAAGAGCAAAAGGAGTTGATTGCTAATGACTCACACAAAGAGGTATTTGATGCTTTACGAACAACAGATGAAATCTTAGTACAAGGTGGTTTGTTTACTTGGAAATTGGGAGATCGTACTGTACGTTGTTCTGTATTAACACCACAAGATATGCAGTTACTAGATAATATTAGTAATGATGTAGAACAAGGTGTTGAATATAAAGAGTTACCAATTAAATACCGCTACCATGTAAAGACTGCTTTAGGGAATTATTTATTTATTAAAGCAAAATCTTATGATGAAGCTAAGAAAGTTGTTGACAGCATACTCGGTACAGGGTTATACTCGCCATCAGCAGGCAATATTTAATTAGTGCATTAAATTAATATTTAAATTAGGAGAAACAAAATGAAATACAAAGTTGGTGATAAAGTTAAGATTGTTTCACTACAGAGTGTAGATCGAGGTTATTGTATGGATGTTGTAGGTGATATCGTGGAGATTATTAAATATGATTCATCCGATATTTTGAAATATAAAGTTAAAATCGAAGACGGTGGTCGTTGGTGGTGGGAAGAATCTAACTTAGAATTAATTGAAGATGTTAAACCAAATACAATTAAAGAAGAGACAGAGATGAATGCAACAAAGGTAGAAAATACAACACCAAAATTTAAGAAAGGTGACAAGGTTGTTCGTGTAGGTGACACATTAGCATTAGGTGTTGAGTTGGGTGAAGTGTATACCGTAGACAATCCAAGTAGTCATAGTAGTTCTTACGGGGGTGAATTACATAATCACGTAACATTAGTAGAAGTCGAAAGTACACCTATGTGTATTGAAAAACGCAACTATCGTGAAATGAGTCCAAACGATTTAATTACAATCTCAATTAATGGTGTTGAATCAGAAGTACCTCTAGGAGATATTGTTCATGCCGTAGCTATTCTTGGTATTACGAACGGTTATCATGGTGCTCGTATTTGGGATGCTTTACGCAAACCTTTTGACCCTGAAGGTTTTGTAGGAGATATGGATACAGTAGTTGAGTTTAGAGATAAACAAAAAGAAGCTCTTGAGTATTTCTTTCAACCATGTTATGATAAGCAACAACAAGAGAAAGATGAATTGAAAACTCTTATTGCTTCTAAAATGGAAGAAGTAGATTCTTTGGTTAAACAGCTAAATCAGATGTAGGGAATACAAATGCGTACATACAACAAAGGTAATACACAAAACGTAAAGCAAGCTCGTAAACAGAGTAAAGAATTGCGTAAATTGAAGATGGCTAATGGAAGCACAATCACTTTTATTGGAGAGACTGATGAAGCTTTCAAAGGGTTACAACATAGTTATCATTATGAAGATG